AATACTCCCCACAACGGTGCCGTCTTTGAAAAAGCCTATAATATCACCATCAGACGTTTTGCGATTAAATGCGGCACTAAGTTGTCCATCAGTAACAAATTGATTGTCTGTAGACGATAATCTAGCACCAACTGTACTAAAAGAAGAACTCGTCTTACCCACCAGCAAGTTACCGCTGCTGTCGATGCGCATGGCTTCGGAGGTATTTATGTTGAATATATGCTGAACAGCACCATAGAAAAAACTACTATATGCGGTGTCGGCAGAATTGCGTGACTGTATCTTACTTACGCCACCACTGTCTGTGATTTGAACACGATCCCCTGCCGTTTTCACATCTAACTTAGTACTAGGCGAAGTCGTCCCAATGCCTAAACTTTCCGCACTCGCATCCCAGAAGAACTTTGCCGTGGTGCCTGTGTCCTCGTAGAAGCTGATGTCGCCGTCTGGACTAATACGCATACGTTCTAATTCGGAAGCGTTAGTCCTAAACCTAAGATTACCCCCAGAAGGATTGCTCAACTCTGTGTTTGAACCAACTGTCTTCAGCGTTGTATTTGTAGAGCCATCCGTGTCTGTAATAGTAATCACAGGATTACTTTGAGCAACAGTCAGCCCATCGCTGGTCAAAGTCCCCGTGATGTCTACGCCTGTGCTGGTGGTGGCGAGTTTTTCTGCGTTACTGTAATACAACTTAGCCCATCCAGTAGGAGCATTAAAAGCTGCATAAGTTTGCGTCTGGTCACTGTTTGTAAGAAAGATATGGTTCTGGCCACTCAAGTATAAATTACCTGCGCCACTTTCTTCAACATAGCTGTCAGTACCATCATGGTAAATCTGTAGGTCAGACCCTGCGCCGAAGATGGCTTTGTCGTTGTCGCCGAAGGATACATCGCCAGTAAACGTACCACCTGTTAGCGGCATAAACCCAGAACCAGCCGTAACACCCGCTTCCCAAGCAGAACCATTGTAGACTTTTAGAACACCGCTTGATGTATTAAAGAACAGATCCCCAGTATCTAGGCTAGTTGTTGGATCAGTAGCACCAATGCGGTAGGTATTTGCAAAACTCTGAACATCAGTCAGATTTGATGCAACAGTAGTAACATCAGAAATTGCGCCGCCAACACTGTTCACATTGCTAATTGATCCAGCAACAGTGCCGATTGTATCAGTGCCATTTAGGTTGGTTGCAATCGTACCAATGTTTGCTGTGTCACCAGCCACCGTTGTAACATTTGCGCTGATCCCTGCAACCGTGGTGACGTTAGCAGATATGCCAGCAACCGTTGTAACGTCAGCAGAAATACCACCTACAGCATTTACGTTAGCAATATTGGTAGCAACAGTACCAATGTCAGTACCATCCGCAGCCACTGTAGTTACATCCGCGCTAATCCCAGCGACTGTCGTTACATTTCCAGATATACCCGCAACCGTATTTACGTTGGCAATATTTGTTGCAACCGTACCAATGTCAGTGCCATCTGCCGCAACCGTCGTAACGTCTGAGCTAATCCCTGCTACCGTTGTAACGTTTCCAGAAATGCCAGCCACTGTCGTAACATTTGCAGAAATGCCAGACACTGTGTCAATGTTTGTTTGCTCGGCAGATGTAGGTGTTGTGCGCTTCCAGGCTGTGCCGCCTAAATCGTACACCTTCATCACATTGTTGGTTGTGTCAAAGTATAACGCGCCGTCAATCAGCGCATCGCCATCATTGTCTAGCGTTGGATCACTTGCCTTTGCGCCAAGGTAACGATCATCAAAGTTGTCATAAGCCAACTCTGCCGCAGCCTGTGCGGCTTCTGTTGCTGCCTGTGCTGTTTCAGCATTTGTCTCTGCTGTCTCGGCATTTGTCTCCGCAGTTTCCGCAGCGGTCTGAGCTGTCTCGGCGGCAGTCTGCGCAGCCTCCGCAGCCGTTTGCGCAGTCTCTGCCGCAGTCTCTGATGCAGCCGCTGCGCTTGCGCTAGATGCCGCAGATGCCGCGTCTACCAGCAATGCCCACTTTGCGCTATCTGTGTTTGTGCTGATCGGTGTAGATCCGCTAGATGTGTGCGCAGTAATACAGATATAAACGTTGCTATTGCTTGCATCTTTAACAATATCACGCACCGAGAATGCTGTGCTTGTAGCCCAATCACCCTGCCAAACGCCAAGCTCTTGGGTAACCGCTAAGTCACCAGAAGCATCAAACGAGAATACTTTGTTCGCACGATCAGCAGCAGAAATCGTAAACTCAGATCCAGTAATTGTGTTTGTGCGTGATGCCTTGATTGCTCGGCCCAACTCTTCGTTGTGTTGCTGAACCATAAACGTTAGCTTGTCCAAGCTTTCTTCTAGCGATTGCGCTGGGAATGGATCGTTAGGAACCAGATCAAGTCCTTGCGTTAGCCCCTGCTCTCGCAGAATAACAACAGTTTCTGTAGCCGTGGGCGCTGTCGTAAACACTACGTTACCGCCGCCAACATCACCTACGCCTGTCACAGTGTAGTCAGTTGTTATTGTTTGAATTGTTTCTGCGCCGTTGCTTGCCCGAACGATGACAGTCAAGTCACTCTGGTCAAACACTTTGAACGTATATGCAAAAGTTGTCAGCGAACCGTTGCCGCTGTACGATACTCTGTTTGTGCTGCTCGATACTGTCATAGCAATTCCTTACTTTGCAGAAAAAATACCACATTATGTTGTAGTTGTGTAGTCATCTATTCAAAAGCCCCCGCTATATCTGGTAGTCGGGATGGAGCGCTATCACCTGGCCCCCACCAATACTCTTGACCAAACTCCCTGCGCGCCCGTGTTTCTGCCCTGCGCATCTTCGATCTTGCCTTAGGATCAGTCATAAGTTGCAGCTGATCCCAGACCTTACGCTCTAGCGCCAGGCGTGAATACCAAAGAGAGGATCCTGGCATATAGCGTTGGGTAAACTTAACCAATTCGCCAGCTGCATTTGTATCTTGGCCCGTTGCCGCCTGGTATAAGTTGCCAACAGTTAGCTTTAAAGTATCATCTGCAAACCCAAAGACAGGCCCAGCGATTGTCTCAGCAAGCCCGCCACCAAAACGGTTTGTTCCCGAATTTAGAAAATCACCGAAGATCCCAAGGCCACCGCCTTGCATGAATGCCGCAAACCAAAACTTAGCAGTTTCCTCGCCATCGCCAAACATATCGCGCGGATCTCGACCCTTAGACATTTCTTTTAGTTGCAATGCCAGGGCGCCCATCATCGTCGTAGAAATAAGCAAGTTTGCAAAATATGACGCCTTAGTTGACGATCCTTCTAGCTGCATACCCCGCATCAAATGCGTATTGACGACCGTTACGCCAAAGTTCTTATACATCGCAAACGACCTGGATATTTCACCAGATACTGTGCCAGGCTGTGTTTCACCCGTTAAGAACACACGACCGCGCAATGAATTAGACGGAACCGCGAAGTTTGTTTCCGTATTAATCATTTCCAGGAAGCGGGTAGCTACATCTTCGCGCAGCGCTTCATCTACATCAGCTCGATCCATCAGATCTGTAGGCCGAATAAACTTAGCCCCACGCTCATCGAATGGATCCGTAGATCTAATAACGTCCCATTGCTCAGATCCGATATTGTAACGCTCCATAGTAGATCTAAAGTTTGGATCTAGCTCATCGAACGTTTTGCCCGCATTCCGCGCAACATTTCCCTGGAACTCCATGCCAAACGCCCAGCGCCCTGCCGAAGTCATAGGCGACAAGAAAGACGCGCGCATTACAAAATCAGATATGCGCCTGGTAACTTCTGGCCCAGACATATCGCCAACAAAACGCATTTGCCCAGCTGCCAGGCTAGTCCAGCCTTCTGCAATCAAACCCGAACTAATCGCTAGTTCGCCTTTTTCTTTTGCACCAAGAGGGTTCACGTAATCTAGGTATTGCTGCAATGTCCTGGTTTGCGACAATCCAGTAAACTGACGAGCCATACGTTGAAAGTTTAGATCTGTAATTGCTGAGATAGCCGCTGCCCCCAGCTGTGCCGATTGAAGTAACTGCCTGGTGCCAGCAAAAACTGAGGCAAACCGACCATCGATCGGCGCATTGTTTCTGCCAGTGACAGCTGAATAAAACTCATCGATCCGCTTTGCTGTCTTGTTCGCTTTATCAATAAGCTTTGGATCCGCTGTTTCCTGGGCGGGCTTCATTAGCGTTTGTTTAATAAAGTTTGTTGTTGCAGCTGGGTTTGGCCCCAGGATCTCCATCAATGCAATGTCGCGTGACATATTCTTTACATGCGACACCATTACATCGAATACGTTAGCATCACCAAACTGTTGCTGGTATTCCATCCAGCTATCAGCACTCTTGAACGACAAGAACCTGTGATCCTGGCGACGATTGCCCAAGATCTTTCCGCGACCGCCAGATCCAGGATTAAGCTTGTTAAATCCATCGGACGTTATGGTGTCATAAACATCCTTCAAGGCCATATCCAAGCGCATGTCACTAAATGGCAAGCCAGTTTGCTCATCGATCATTTTATTGCGATCGAGGCGCGGCACAATAAATTCGCGCCACTTTTGATAACCAGCTGCCTTGATCTGAAAGCGATCATGGTTTTGCGGCAGACCCCAATCCTCACGCTTTGGAACGTTCCCGCCAGCCTTATTAAACTTTTTGCGTAGGGTTTCAGCTGTTGTTTTCCAGGCTTGTGCCATTTCCCTGGCGCTTACATCACCAGTATTTTCACCAAAGATCTCCCGTGTAAGGTTCTTTAGCTGCGCCTTTTGACGCACCTCGCCGATAAGATTGCGGCGAAACGTACCTAAGATTTGGTTCATTTCTGCAAACGCAAAGCCTGTAATCGCTTCTTCACGTTGTGTTACAGCTGAAAACCTGGACATTCCGTCTTGCTCGAACAATGCCAGGGCAGCTGCGTTAGGATCAGCGCGACCGAAACGGTCTCGATAGTTCTCCAGGTTGTCAGTGATCTGTTGCCATACGCGCATCTGCGTAATTTTTTGCCGCTTGGCATGAGCCGTTTTATTCACCAGGGCATTGTATGTATCTTGCCCAGCTTCTTCTGCCGCCTGAACAGCGCCCATGCCCTTAGACTTTTCTTCGTAGATCTCATCGAACAAGTCGCGCGTTTCATTGGCTTGCTCTTTTGTCAGCGTTCCGCTGTTTTCCAGATCATCGATACACTTGCGAAAACTCATAGTGGACACCTCGAAATAGCATCAATCATCGCATCGTCCTGGTCTATTTCGTCCAGGAGCTGCCGCGCTGTGACTTTTCTTAAAACTGGCTCTTGCGTAACTTCATCCACTTCGCCCAACACTTCTAGTGGGAACTCCTCATCTAAGAAGTTTTCGCGGATCTGTGGGATTGCTACGCTTTCAGGGCTTTCAGCCCCCGCTCCAACAGTAGCTTGCCGATCGCCCCGTCTGACTTCTGGGCCGCTCTCAACTCCATTTCGTCGTAGTCGAAGCTCGACCCCATCGAGGAGGGTTCCTGTTTCGATTGGGACGTCTTTGAAATCGTCGCGCCCGCCTTCGTTGTCGATCCTGTAGTAGCCATCTGCTACCCCCTTTTCTCTTAGTGTGTCAAAAGTAATGGCGGGATTATCCCCCACTTTTTTAACATATTCTGGGTTAATTAATCTACCCGTGTTGATGAAACGACCGATCATCCGTTGCAGTGCTGCCTCGGCGCCGACCTTCATATCTACCAACTCAACGTCATATCCCTTTGATTTAAGCAATGAGATTGTGCGCTCAATACTTTCAACCTTGCCGCCAACCTTAGGAATAACCAGGTTATCACCTTCTTCCATCAAACCTTTGAACAAAAGATCTGACATGAATGAGCTTTCTTCATGTACCGCATTTGCACCAATGCCGCCCTGGTATTCTGGCAAAACCTTCTTTGCTTCATCCGCATCAACGATCGATGCACCCATCTTGCGCGCGATCGGATTGGCAATCGTACTCTTACCCGCAGCTGGTGGGCCTAGAATAATTACCGCTTTCTTTTCTTGGCGGGTTGCTCCTGTAGGGAAATCTAAGCCTTCGTCTACCCAGCCTAGCTCTCTTGCGCCTTTTACTAGGTAGCGGAATGCATCATCGAATGACGCCTCATTGCTTCCATCTATAATATAACGTCTGTTATCAAACCATTCAATAGCCGCTACATCGTCGCCATCTTTAGGATAACCAGGGCGCTCATTGGTTAGCGGGATCTCCTCCATGCGGGCTATCGCATCAACGATCGCTGGATGATTAATGATCTGTTCTTCTGGCGCGCCATCATCGACCAGGCGTTTCAGTTCCTGGCGCTGTATTTGTGGATCTGTCAGATCCTGGCGCAACCCTGCATCGAGAGCGCTCGTCTGGCGTTCCATGCCAGGGCCGAACATATCATCGAACTGGTTTAGCTCGATTTCCTCTGCATCTGTTCGTATAGTCGGGATTTCTTCTGGAGCATCGAAAGTGCGTCCAACATCGCTAGTTTCTGCGCGGTCAAACTCGCCATCTGAAATTGCTCGTCTGACATCTTCGAGAAAGCTTCTTGTAGCGGCGTTGTAGTTGCCTGTTTCTTTTGCTTGCCTTGCCGCAGCGGTAAGGGCATCTGAGAGGGTTCCCTTACGGTTTGCTTGGCTTTGGAGGAGCGAGATCGCTTTGCCATCGTCGTTAGCCCTTCTTTCATTAGCGTTTTGCGCAAGTTTATTACCTTCACCCTCTAATCGAGCCGCGTTAGTAATTAGGTTTTGGAATGCGTTTTTGTCTTTGCGCAGCTGCTTTTGCGCACGATCAAGAACTTTTGCGCGTTCAGTAAACAAGCTTTGCGTTAAAACTTCTTCACCAAACAAGTTCTCCTGGGTCTCAGTAACCATTTCTGTTTCGCGCACCTGGCGAACAATAGCTTCTGCCTGGAACTCATTTGCGGGTTCAGTCTTTGCTAAAACATCGAGCGCTGCTTTTTGCATACCAGGATCATCGATCAAACGACCAACGACTGCCGCATGATTAGGTGCGACAATTTCGTTCTTTACCATGCCCCAGGCATCATCGCCCAAACGTGCCAGGTCATTTGCCTGGCGAACAAATGCAGATTTAGGCGGTAGCTCAGAGATCCGATCAGGCGCTACGCGCAAGATCTTAGCTGCATCGATCGCAGTGCCTGTGCCTTCCGCAATATTTTTTAACGCTGCAATCACCATTGCATCATCAGGCGTAATGCCATCGACTTCGCGCAAACGATACCCGACCATGCGTACATCCTGGCTAGGATCCTGGTCTAAGATACGCTTGGCTAGACCTAAGCGCTGGTGCCCATCTGCAATAAACAGTTTTCCATCAGCGTATTCATAGATCGTTACCATGCCCGCTTTGATAGGATCCCACTGCGTCACACCTTCTAGGCGGTCAGTAACACCGTATATGTCGCCGCCTTCTTTGAACTGGAACGTCTTAGCATCTACGCCAATCTCGTTCGGATCAAACTCATCGACCACGCCGCGCAAGTTTGTTGCTTCATTTATGTTTTCTGGGAGCTGCACCTCAGATCTAGGGGCTTCTGAGATCTTAGGCAATTCACCATCGTTCAATGCGACCGTGGCTTCTTCTAACCTGGATTGATGTTCGACCTGGTTTACTGCTTTGTTGCCTAGAGGATTGCTGTCTGTAATAGATTGTGCTGCCTCGTCGAGTAACTCCGCTGCCTCTTGCCCAGCTGATTTGCGACCCGCTGCATTGCTTATAACCTGGGCGCCACGGCGCACCTGGTCAGCTGTTAGCCTTACAGTTTCTGTCCCGATCTTGATGCCGACAGGGAATGCACCACCAATTACGGCAGCTGATCCAACGTTCGCAACAAAATCTTCCCAGGTATAATCTATCCCCAGGCTATCATACCAATCTTTAACGTCTGGCTGCTGGATCATTTCGACTGTAGCGTTTGTGAACGCTTCACCCGCAACCAGGCCCAGGAAGTTTTTGCCCAGGCGCGCAGTAGGGATAACCATGAATGCCTGGTTAATTGGATCCTCGGCACCCGCCCCAAGCATACCCAGAACACGCGCAGTGCCAGGGCCAATCCCAGGAGAGCGCTCTGTCAGCTCGGCAAGCTCCCCTTGTTCCTGGTGAAACTTCTCGCGCGCAGCTTCACGCCAGGACTTATCTCGATCTTGATCCAGGACAGAAACAACCAGCTCCTCAGGCAACTGGTCACGATTGTCACGCACAAACGTTTCAATATCGTTTGTTTCGTAGCTGTAGCGCGCTGGGCCATAGAACCTGGCGGCTTCACCACTTAGGATTTCAAACACATTAGGGCGAATGTACGCGCCAGGGTTTCTGAAAGATTTACCCGTTAATGTTTCGATTTCTTCAACGATTGGATCCCAAGCTTCTTTAATAAACCGCTCCTCAGAGGATCCGCTTTGCATTAAGTTAGCATCGAAAGACTTAGACAGGTTTTCTACGAAACCGCCTGTCGGTTTACTACGGCGCGGCGTAGTTGCAAACGAAAGCGGATTTACCTGGTCTGGTAAGTAACTACTCACTTGCTCTTTCCTTCGCTAAGTTCAAAGCCGTTTCAATCATTTGATTGCTATGAGGGATCTTTTCTTTTCGCAGATAAGCACGAACCTCGCTTGCTGTAACAGTATCAATGTCAAAATCATTTTCTATGATACGCATTATTTCGGTTGTCGCTCTATTGCGATCTTTTGAAGATGATTTGTCATAATCCCTCAAATCAAATCCCGCGTCTTGATCTTTTGCTTCTCGCAACGCATTCATTACGGAAACATAACTATCGTATTTGAAGCCATTTTCATTAAACACGTTGACAAAATGATCTACTGTTCTTTCTTGTATTTTAGGATCATCGGACATTACGCCGACCATCCATCTATGAGCCTGAGCTGATTGCGTTTCTGGGTCATAGTTTAATGGGTCAAACGCCTGGTCTTTCGGCGCTTCCTGTACGACAGGTTCACTTTTTTCTACACGAGGCTGGGCTTTTCTGCGAGAAGCTTTGATTAGTTCCTCAGCTGTAAAGTTAATATCGTTGCCATCTGGATCCGTAATGATTGCGTAGCCGCTTTCACCATAGTTGCCGTACACAACTCCATAGACAATCTTGCCATTGCGCCGACCCAACACTTGTAAGTTATAGTTATCGTCTGATGTAATATCATCAAACGTTTCCTGATCGATTGTACCTGAGGACGTTGCAATCTCTGCAAAGTTATCGATCGTGATCGTTTCCAGGGCAGTTTCTATTTCATCTGGGGATCTATTCGGCGGCAACAATGTAGGCGTACCGCGTACATCCTGGACGCCACCCTTGCCAGTTTTGGGGTTATATCCTGTTGCTACGTTGACCGCTTTTCCCCAAAGATCGCTGTCATAAGACTTGTCCACCTTACGAGATAACACTTCGGCATAGTATGCCAGGGCAGTATCCTTTATATTCTTTTTCAGCTCGGCGTTCAGGCTACCAGGTAGTAACTCATACGCTGCGCCCAGGATCCCATACATTTCTGCCTCAGCGCTTTGCATATCTGCGCCTTCGATCGGATTGCCATTCTGCGCAATCTCCTCGATCCCGTTCATAATGATCTCAGCTTCTGGGCCGATCCCATCACGCATAAGCCCAGCAACATGCATAGCCACTGGCGCATCTGGCGCAAGTTGTTGTAGTACAGCTGGAGCAAATTCGCCAAACTGTTCCGTAATTGTGTTGATTGCTTGCATCCGCTCAACGGCAGATCCGCGATTTAGGTAAGGCGCATAAGATGCTACCTCAGCGGGCGTTAGCAATTTCATCGGGCCTGTCAGCTCATAGTGGCCTCGAACCGCCACGGCGCTTTGTATTCGCTGCGCCACGCCCGTTTGTCCAGATTGTACAGCTTGGGGAGACAGGTCGATAGGAGCAATTTTGACCGAACCTGTGGTGGACGCAAAACCTATTGGATCAGTTTCAAGTTGCTTCTCCATGTTGGCCTTGAAGCCACGCAAGAACTCTAACCCAAGCTGCTCTCTTGGCTGGATACCTGGGCCACCAAACTGGTCGCCTTGCTCCAGCATCATTATCATATCGTCAACACCTTTGACGTTTGCGACACCTTTTACCGCTGTCGCTAATCCCTGGATGTATTGCAGATCCTCAATGCCTTCTTTTAGCTCGGCTTGTTCAACACCCCCCATAGAAGGATAAGCCATTTCTGCAATTTCCATAAGTTGCTCGATCGAGCCTGTTGGCAGTGTCTGACCTTCCTGGATCCGACTTGTGTAGTCAGTGACCAGGGCGCCCGCTTGTTTGCCATATTCCCCAGCAATGCGGGCTTGCTTTTGTTCTTCAGCTGTTGGCGCATCGATGTAGTCAGCTGCCCCGCCATACTTTTTCAAAATCGCAGCTTGCGAATTTAGATCTAGTTTGCTGAGAGCGTAGAATGCCATCTGACCATCGCCAGCTAGGGACGCATCCCCGTCACGCAATGCCTGGCGCAATGCCTCCAGGGCTTTGCTCGGTGTTTCAGATCCATTAATATACCGCGACACTTGCATGTCTACAGCGCCAACGACCACTGCCAGCTCTTGTTTTTTCAGCGCATCTGGGTTGCCCAGGCCAAGAGATCCCAAGCGAACGCTATCAACCCCAAAGTTGTTTAGTGCTAGGTCGAACTCCTTAACGTCATTTGCCATGCCCGCTGTTGTCATTGTGCCTTGAGCGCGCGCAGTACGCGCAGCCTGGTTAGCCTGGTCGATCTTCTGATCGATTGTGCCACGCAAACGGAACCTATGAGTAAGCTCCATTTGGTTAAATCGATCAGTTAAGATCCTACGAGCTTCACGATCTTTAACATCTTCGAGGAGCTTTTCGCGCGCGAGTGTAGAGGATTGAGACCAAAGCCCCTCCTCCTCTTTGCCGCCTTCGTTGAAAACATCGCGCAATTTGCCAGTTTCGATCTGTGACAATCTCCGCGCTTCTTCGCGCAAGGCTTCTTCGCCAGCAATGATCTTTTCGTTGATCTGCGTTTCCCTGGCAGCTTTGTATCGTGTGGCTGCAAATTCACCAGCTTGCCGCGCAAACTCTTTGACAATACCACCCTCAGCTTGCGCCTGTTGGATGAACGGCGTTGCGCTCATGCGCGCACGAAAGCTACGTCCTGGCGCTTCGCCTGTCGGGGTAGAGCTTACACGATAAGTAGGAATACGCATTTATTATCACCCAAACATATTTGTTTCGTAACCAATCCGCGCAGCGGATCCCAAACCAGAGATAAGGCTTGCAGTACCCTGGGCGCGCAATGCCGCAGCTGATGCACCAGCTTCCATCCTGGATAGCTGTGCTGTAAGCCTGGTGTCCTCTTGCGCATCGTTGATCTGCATGTTGGTGACATAGTTGTTAAACTTGTCCACCGTGATCTCGTATTCTAATTCGCGCGCATTCTCGCGCAAAACTTGCATTGGCGTTCCCTGGGAAATATCCACCCCTGCGAATGCATAGTTAGCCACAACCTCACCCTGAACTTTGCGGAACTGCATCCGCTTGCGTTCATTCGAGATAAGCAAGTTATTGTTAATGATGGTACGCTGGTTTTCCAGCAAGTTTACATCGCGCTCAATAACCTGGGCGTTAAACTCACCAACCGCTCTTGCGGCCTCTGCCGCTCGATTAGCCGCAGCTGCCTCGGACGCACCGCCGATCAGCTGGGATCCAGCCATTATGAATGGGAGCGATTCAGCCATTTTGCGTACCTTTCATAATCCGAACCATCTGGCCCGTACTTTTTCATTGTTCCCTCGCTTTGAAAGCCCAGGAACTTAGCAAGCTTGTGTGCATCGACGAAATCAGATCGCACAACCGCTTGCACTCTATGCAATTTCAAACGCTCGATCGCCGCGTCTAACTCGCGCCGAACCAATCGAACTGTCTGTATTTTCTTTTGACGCATATCCTTAGTCGGCAAAAACCAGGCTTCCGCAACGCCATCCCATAACGGCGCCAGGCCAGTAACAGCATAAACATCGCCGCCATCGAGCAATGCTAGTCCACGACCAGGCATTGTGTAGACAGGCAAACTAGAAAGAACCAACCCCATCTGAGACTGGTTCTGTCTAGGCGCTCTTTCTGCAACATGCAGTACGTGTGATCTGGTCAAGGGTCTAGCTATCATTTGTCAAACGTATTCATTCGTGGGTACAGCGCCAGGACTGTCAAAGGCAGGGGCTGCGTTTGTTGCAAGTATAGCCTATCATCGTCGTCAAAACCACCAGGAAACTCAATCTCTTTGTCACCAGTGAACAATGGCACAGCTTCATCCATGTTCATTGAGCTATCGCGGAAAAAGATCCTATCGATTTCGCCGCTATCATTGCCAACCTCGACACCAACTGTCTCGAACAAACGAACCGTAATGCCGTGGATCCGCTTCGGTTTGCCTTGGCTTACCCCATCGCTAGATCCGCTTTCGATCCGCAAGGTCTGCATCGAGCTTGTGTATCCATAGCCTACAGCTGCGCTGGTTGCTGAGAAATCGAGCGTGATTGCACCGCTTGACACGGTTTTGTCTGGATGTGACGCGCCATTGGCAAGTACAGAAACTGTATCACCTTCTAAATGATACAGCGAACTAAAGCCTGATACAGAGCTGCCAGAATAAACCAGGCCACTATCTACAAAGAATGCAGACGTTGTTGCGCCACCAAAGTCAAAGTTTTTCATAACCTCGACGTAGCGCATAGTTGCGCCATTGATTGTGCGTTTCACAATCATATAAAGCTCATCATTGCCCGTATCTGTCGGCAGGGTGGCAATGCTCTCGACTACTGCCTGACCGCCACTAAACTCGCCACCGATCACATGCTTATGCCAAGCAACAACGTCCTCCTCTCGACGGTACGTTAGACCGACAAGAGTACCATCACTGCGCACAGCCCAAACAATATTCTCAGGCTCCTGTTGATACGCAAACTGTTCCAGGCCACCTTCGGTTATGTGTTCTGCTAGGACGGTAAGATCTGGCGCCTGGTAGCCCGCTGTATCTACTTCACCAACATACTTAAACTCACGCACCTTTCTTTCGCCACGTTGCAAAAACAAGGTAACATCAGCGACCTGGACAGGCTCAGTATTCGCAGATCCATAGTTAGAATACTTGCGGATTACTGTAGATGTTGGCGTAACAGGCCCATTATTGGTTGTTGTAAGCACATATTCACCGCCCGAAGTGCCGATTGTAAGCACTCGCGTAGGCGATAAGTACCGAATACTATTCACCTGGTTAGACGCAATCGTGTAGATTAGCGCATCATCAGCCGCTGAACCTGTTGTGAAATTCAAATAATCCGCGTTTTTAGAAAACCAGATTGTTTGTGGATTGTTGTTTGTTGCCGCAAATACCAAACGCTGTTCAAAAAACGTAACCACGCTTGGGTAATTATCAGATCCTGTTAGCGCTGGGCTGGGCGATCCTGTAATTGTTGCTGTCGCAAACGTCCAGGCATTGTGATTTGTCCTGGACAAAGTGCGAATTGCGTAGCTTGGATGAGCAAAATACATAACATCCGCTGATTGCGCAAAGCGCAAATCAAATACGTCCGCAATCGCATAAGGCGTAGTTTCCTCATAGATCTTATCAACAGATCCCCCAGAGGTGTACGCAGTAAACCCTGTCGTATCGATGTCGTTGCCAAAGAGATCTTGCAGGGTAAATGTGTTCGTTGTGACGTTTGCAATGAGATAGTTGCGCCCATTCAGCTCGGTCATACCGCCTACGCTATCCAGGTAAATTTCATCACCATTGCTGTAGCCGTGGCCTGATATTGTAATAACACCAGGATCCGCTTGTGTTGCACCAGTAATTGTTTGCGAAGATCCCTCCAGAACTTGCAAACCATTGCGGAAAACCCGCATATACTGATCGCCAAACTCCAGGATATATGTGTCTGTCGTTTTAAACTGAAACGGAATTAGCCTGGTCTTATCTGCGCTGTCTTTAACCGCTCCCAGGTATTCTGTGCCAGGACGCCGCGTTACGCCACCATGTGGTTGCACAACCATATTGGTCAGATCCGATAGGCCAGCACGATACTTTTCTAAAGAAACACGCCCTTCCAGGCGCGGAGAGATCTCGCCAGCTGTAAATGTACTGAGCGAAGGAGCTGAACGGGCCATTAGAACCTCGCTTCGATAAAGTCGTTAGCCTCAATGCGCTCTGGTGCGCCCTCGGTTGCATCCTGGAACGTAGCCTCTTTTAGCTTACGATCGTAATCCGCAGCTGTAAGTTGCCGCATTGTTGTGGATCCTGTGATCGCATACGAGATTTCATATGCTAATCTTGCCGCCAATGTCTCGATCAAACCCGCATCATATTGCTGAGGATCGGTAATCCTGGCAACATATTTGATCCGCGCTGTACCTTCGTCCGTAAGAAGCTTACGGCCCTCAATGATAAACGCTGGTGTATCACTGTTGCTGCGCATGTTGTCAAAAGGGAACGTCAACGTGCCGTTGCTAAACTCTAACACCCGCAAGCAATACGGATTAGTCGGCAGGGAATACTGGTACGCATAGCCGTATGTAGGGCTATCTGTTTCCTGGGGAAGCTCCGCTCGACGTATCAGGCAATTCCAGGGATGAGAGCGAAATACGCTATCACGTACTGCATCATAGCGCTGATTGACAATGCGCGCTGGTTTGCTGTTTTCATCCAATGTTGTGATGTTCGACGCACCCAAGGTGTTAAGCGCATAGTTTGCAATATCAACGGTACTTGTCATCCGCTATCTCCATGTAAAAGAGGGGGCGGTTTCCCGCCCCGCTCAATTTAGTCTACCACATACATGATGGTCAGCTCAATGGTGCCAGTGCCAGCTGCACCGCCCATTGTTACTGTGATTGCCACGCCATCCTCGTTTGTGTCTGTCTCTGAGCCTGAGCCTAGAGCTAGAGTAGCAAGAATGTCGTTCTTTGCCGCAGATGTTGACGCAGCTGCCGCTTTGTAAGCCGCCGCAGACGCAGACACAGCTGTACCAGCCGCGTTTACGTGTGCTGCATAACCTACAGACAATGTTGTTGATGCACCCAGCGCATCATGCGCAAGAGTACCTGTCAACAAACGAGCGCCATCAGGCAAGACAAACATCTCGATAACGTCACCAGACGCCAGCGCAGATGCCTCGTATGTGCCATGAGCTACGCGGATACGTCCACTAAGCTCATTTGCTTTGTTCATCACGGCTGGTGTTGCGCGTGAATTTGTGCGTTGTGCTGAATATACAGTAGCCATTTGTCAGTCTCCTTATTATTCGCTACACGCGATTTCAACGACTTTGGCTTCTTCCATACGTGTCGCACCTACTGATTGACAGTAGTAAACTTGCGTTGCGTATGATTTGTCTGCACGTTCATCAATGCGCGCAGAAGGCTCTTTGCCGATTGCACACTTGATACCGTCTGCCGCAAACGCGATAACCTGGCGATCACCAGATCCATCGGTTGTTAGACGGTTGCTTACATGGAAGTTGAAGCCAACGAATGTGTTGATTTCACCCATAGCCAACGCTTTCACAGTGTTGTAGTCGCTTGATGTTACAGTCGTGTTGTTCAACAGGTCTGAGATCTGCTTCGGTGAGCAAACAATGTGACGAGCGATTGACGGATCAACGTTGCCCTCATCCAAGATCTGCTTCGCCTCAACCAACTTAGCAATCGTCAAACCAGATGATGCAACTGCAATCTTTTGGTCTGATGGAAGTACTGTGTCAGATGAGCCATCTTTACCTGTTTTGGCTGTGCCTAGTGCCGCTGCGATGATTACATCATCCATTGCGCGACCCATAGCAGCTGCCGCTGCACGGCTGTAAGTTGATGTCGGATCTACCAACAAACGAACTTTGTCCTGATCGTCGATCAGATCCGCATATTCGTAGTCAGACATTGTAACCATACGGCGTGAATGTGGTGTGTCCACAATCGGTGTATCCGCATGGCGCGATGTGCGTAGGACAGCTGCCGCTGAACCCACTTGGTCAAAGAAAGCTTTTTCGCCATTAACACTTTCTACATCCACCGCGTTACGCAGCAGAGAACCCATTTGCTGTGACAGCATTTGGATGTTTGCAGAAAACTGTTGGACAAAAGCTGTAGTAATTTGAGTAGACATTTGCCTAATCTCCTAGCTTGTTACAGTTTAAATTGCTGCGCTTGGTTATCCTTTTCAGGGCCAATGCTACGGCTAAGGGCCGCTAATCCACTTGACGCACAAGTTTGCGGTGTGGGCCTCTCGGTTATCCACTCGCATAGCCACGCAAGCGCAAGACTTCGGCAACTGCCGCGTCATGCTCAGGGTGTCCAGCAATAGTATACGGCGTATTAGGCCGCATGTGTTCTGCGATACGCTGCCGCGCTTCTTGCGGACTCATCACAAAATCTGTAGGCTCTCCGACCAGGCTATCCTCGCCTATTATCTCAGCGATCTTTGCAAACGCCTTAACAACTTCGGGATGATCGCCCAAAATGCGACCATCAGCTAACTGGATCTGGTTAAACACCTCTGGATCTTCCATAACTGTTTGACCAGCGGAGCGCGCCATATTCAATCTAGCCTCAAAGTTTGGCCCAAATTCCTGGCGCAACTGTTGTTCGCCCTGGAACCTGGCCTCCTCTGCGCGTTGCTCAAACGCTTGTAGGCCATTCGTTACTTGTTCCTCATACAAACTTGCCACTGCCTGGGCTTGCTTGTTTGATAATCCCATCTCATACGCCTTGTTTCTGAAAGCCTCGAAAGAAATATCGTCAAAGATTTCAGTGCGATCCAACTCATAGTTTGCTGGATCTGTAGGCGCCCCCAGCTCCTGGTAAACCGCGCGGATCTCATCATCCGTAGCGTTTGGCCCAGGCTTTGCAATCTTGTTTGCGCCTATAAGTTTTTGTGCGTTGAGATGAGTTTTTGCAAAATCATTCAATGTTTCCCACTTATTGATAAGCGGGTTTTGTCGATAGACCTCATCAAGACCGTCCATCCAGCTCCCTTGTGGCGCCACTTCTGGCGCGGGCGCTGCAACTGGTTCTGCCGCAACAGGCTCTGCCATTACTGGCTCGGCTGCTACTGCCTCAGCTGCAACTGGTTCAGCGACTTGTTGAGATCCTGTATCTAGGGTTGTCTCCTCGCTCATAGTATTTCCTATCTAGGTTCTTGTTCCTCGGACAACATTCTGACGATCGTAAGCACAGCGGCTCGTTGCCCTTCCTGGAACGCGGATTGATGTGGATCGCCAGAAACGAAAGTGGTTGTCTCAAAAGAGAACCTTCTCTTGAGATCACTCAGTACTTGCTCCCCATCATCGTTATTGAATGTACGTCGATAGGCGAGTTTTAATTCTTCTATTTGCTTCATATCTGACCACGTTCTCGCGCATCAGATGCTACTTTTAGCACAGGAGCAGCTTTATTCAGCTGTTCTGCCAGCGCCATATCTTGCTGTGCCTGTGCTTGCGCTGCCTGGGCCTCAGCTCTTTGACGCCGCAAATCACGAACTTCCGTATTGCTACGGATAACCCGCGCTGGGATCCCTGTGACTTCAACCAGGTACTGAACCAGCTTGTCATCGTCCAGGTAATCCATAACAGGCGCCACCTGTTGCATTTGCATCAACACCTCGAACCCACGCAGCATAGACTGTAGATCAGTCATTTTCTGCGCTTTGGCTAGTGGTGAAACATATTCGATGTCGATCTCTTGCCCCTGTAGCTCCTCAGGCGCGGCAGGGAGGAGTCCGTTCCTGAGGAGCAATGCAAAGGATCGGGAGATAAGGGGCTGCAATAGCTCCGCTTGCAATCGGCCCAGGACAGGCCCGAGGAGGCGCATTTTCTCCTCATTCCTCTGCAATACTTCCGTAGCGGTCATTGCTGGGCCATTTGCCATGAGAAGCTGATCGACGAAAAACGCCTGGCGTATCGCATTCCTACGCTGTTCTTCCATGTTTAAGCCTAGCGGATTGTTTGCTCCAATCTGCAACGGTTCTAATCTGTCCCTGGTTCCAGTGCGATAGAAGTTCAATGCGCCTGGTGTTGTGCGTACAGGCAGCATAAATCCATCATCAGGAACCATAAGAGGGGGATCAATCTGCTTTTGCGCAGCTTTGATCGTCGTTTCCGACATTTTGTTTAGCATTTTCGTGTCAGGTAGCGCATTCATCGCTGGGCTGCGCCCATATGTTGACACACTATCCTTAACAAATCGCGTTACCATAAACGGAAATTCGTCAAATCCACTCTCACTAAGCAGCTGTCTACTACCAGAAGTGTAGTAAATAGAGGCAATAGGCTTGTTCTTAGCCGCTCGACCGCTTGCATTTGGACGCGGAAACACTGCATGAACAATGTCATGCTCTTTGTACGGCTCTTTTTCCAGGTCTTTCTCGACCTCACGCGGCAAATTATCTTCACCAAACTGCATAGCGATCGCCCGCGCAGTCAATTTAAACTTGCGGTAAACCGTATCAACCGTGCCATCCTGGTTCTCAGAAACACAGATCTCAGCAATATGGCGGGAACTAAACCGCAATCCATCGTCAATACCCTCGATGTAGAACGCAGCTGTACCAAAAACCACCAGATCATAATACAACTCATGGATCTCTTGCTGAAAGTTAGATCTATGAAAAGCCTGGTACATCTGATCGATGCAAACCTCTAGCCACTCGTTAGCCGCATCATTCTGTTGCAACATCGGATCCCGATAACGCATAGAAAACCAGGGAGTGCTGGGGGAAGTAAGCATTCCATGCAAGCTAGACGCTAATAGCTCGACCGCATGAACGGCAGTACCATCGTATAACAATTCGGTACGTTTATCGCCCTGAGTGCGCTTCTTGGTTATGTCAGCTTTACGGGGCAGCATATAATCCGCAAGCTCTTGCCAGTGGCTTTCCCATTGTGAACGCTGCGATTGTAGGGTTTTATATCTACGATCGAGCTGCGCGATCATTGGTAATACTTCTGCCATCACATCATCCCGTAACTTGTCATTAAACTTTCGCGCTTCTTGCGCTTATTCCCACCCTTCATACGTCCAGCCATACTTTGGTTTAGACGCTCCAGGGGATCTACCGTTGCATTACGGTTCTTGTTAGCGGGCTGGGCAGACCGCCTGCCCATAACGCCCGCCATGTTCTTTGGCTTGCGACCCATCATGCGATCAATCCTTGCCCAACCAGGCCGCGACGACGACGAAGCATCGAAGTATCCTCAGATAACAAACCGCGCGGTGTCGTTAAAATTGTTGAACGACGCCCTTTTTCGTAGAAGCTAATGGCCTCATCCTCAGCTGGACCAACAGATTGGGTGGTTGCAACTGTAGCCTCAGCCGTTCCACCAGCCGCCGTTCCAACACTTGTTGTTGTCGTCCCGCCAGTTTGAACCCCGCCTGTTGTCGTTGTCCCAGGAGACACATCAACAACAACCTCATCAGGAGTTACCTCAACAATCGTACCAGTGCCGCCCGCAGGGGTTTCAACAGTAGTTCCAATATCTTCTTCTGCGACATCAGTTACAACGGGAGTTGATGTATCAGCCTGGGTCGCAACATCGTCTTGCACAGAAACAACATCATTTATCGTTGTATCAGGGCCACCAGTAGGGGACGTTGTATCTACAGCTGTCGTATCAGTTTCAGGGGTAGCTACCGCTGGAACCTCAGGCGTTTGTACTTGACCCGCTTGACCGCTCGGCATCATCAAAGACGCGCCAACAACAGCACCCGCTGCCGTAGCAACCGCCGTGCCAGTAACGCCCAGGCCCACCGCTGTAGCCACACCGTAGCCAACCGCGCCGCCGCCAATGCCACCAAGTATAAGAGGTGCTGCCGCTGCCATCTTCTATCTCCTATGCTGCAAAAGGATTGTAATCATTCATCGCTTGTTTCTGAGGAACCTGGATACGGTTCCCGCTTTCTCGCAAACCAACCGCCAAATACCTAAAAGCATCCGCTGCGTGGCTCGACCAATCGTGTACAGGTGACGCCCTAAAGCTTCTAGTGCGCTCGTTATACGCCCTGTGATACTGTCGTAGACATTCCAAGCCATGTTTACACTTCTCTCTATCAAACCATAAACGCGGAATAAGCATCTGCGCGGCATGGATACCATCCTCGATCGGCAACTTCGGAACAACCCGAAAGTTCAAACCAAGATCCCACGCAATCTCGCGTCTACTTTTTCCAGTACCCAACTCCCGCACCTCAATATCGTGGGGTGCATTGTGTTCACCGTAGAGGTAATTCTTAGAAGAAAGTACCTTACAATAGTGAGGTAGTCCTTCGCCCCGTGCCTCGTAGTAATCAATCACATGCACAGCGCGCCCAACCGTCTGGGTGAAAAATATGCTAGTGCTATCTCCAACTCCGAGATCCCACCAGGTGTCAACCCGAACTGAGGGGTCGTAGGGTACGTTGGTAATCCTACCATCCGCACTCGCTTCCTCCAGCTCCTTGCCATAGACCGCACCAGGCACATTCGCATTCCAGCTGCACTCAAATTCCTGAGCATACTGATCCGCTGTCATCATCGCCTGGGCAGCTTCCAATTCCTCATCATCAAGCAATCCAGTTTCCGAAGCCTTATAGATCGCACATAGCCAATCATCATTCCCAGCAGCTTCCTCATATTTTTCATAGAAAGCATTGTGACCCTTAGGCGTACCAATGAAACAACACCACCCCTTGCGATCCGAAAGCGCGGGCCTCAAGATCTCAGGAAACACATTCTCAGGCATGTCGGCAACCTCGTCCATCACACACCCGTCCAGGTAAATCCCACGCAAGCTATCTGGATTCTCCGCACCGAGTAGCGAGATCCTCGCACCAGTAGGCAGATCACACCGCAATTCAGTCTCATGGAACTTAACGCCAGGGATCTTGCCAGCGAACTGTTTTATATAATCCCAGGCAACGTTCTTTGCCTGGCGATACGTGGGGGCCATATACGCAAGCCTGGGGTTCGGCTTATCGCACATTAACGCAGATCTCAAAATATGATTGATCGCCCAAACCGTCTTGCCAAAACGGCGGTGACACACAACTACACCCCAGCGCTTCTCTTGCATCTCATTATGCAACTTCAGCTGTAGCTCTCTAGGCTCATACGGTATCTCAATATGCATCAGTGCTTGCTCTCATCGTCAAACTTCAAAAGACCTATGTTCGTCAACATCTGCTCATAAACATCTATCAGCAGTACAGCTGCCTCATACTGCGTAGTCGCTGAGGAGCCTTCTACGACCATCCTACGCAATTCGTTAATGTGACCTAGCAAGGCGGTGTTTTCGGCTTTCATAGGCTCTCTCAGGCTGTGTGAGGGGCAGATACTATAGGTCAGGTATATTATGGCTTACGAGGCGGCGGGCGGTTTCGCGGAGGGTGGGGGTCGGCAGGTCGCAGAAATTTAACATAATTCACATTATCGGATAATCTTATCGAGCAAAAACAATAACTTAGCCAGCTATGCGGATTATGCATGGATCGAGCTGTGATTTTGCCATGCGCTTGCTGCATATCACGGGCTATTTCTGCCCTTCGCGCGCGTAGCTCGGTCACGCTGGATGTATGGTCTCACTCTCCTAGTGCCGAACCAGAACGTCTTGCTCCTCCTCCTCATTGGCATTCACTGCCACATCTCCACCAGCCCAGCTGATCGTGATAGCTGTGTTTGTTGGCTGATCTTCTTTCTTGTCTCGGATCCCAAATGGCTGGTTACGCGCAGCTGTCCACTTGAGTGTCTCGATCTCCAGGCGTCTGCGTTGCACCTCTGCATTGAGCATACGCGGATCTTCGACCTTTGGCAGCTCTGCCATTGCTAACCCGTTCAGATGGTCTGCGTACCACTCGGCCTGTAGTATGCGCGCCTTGCGGTACATCTCCCAAATGATCTCATCTGCCTGGACTGCGCGCGTGACGCTGCGATAGCTTGGCATACCTTTGGTCTTTGTGATGTCCATCAGTGTCTCGCCCTCAGCAAGACGATCGCAGATCTTCTGCATTATCTCGACGGTGACGGTTTTACTAATCATGGTTATTCCTATGAAAAAGCCCCAGCTGTTTCAGTGCGAGACCTAGAACAGCCAGGGCGAGTTTGAGGCATAATCGCACACAGGCTAGATGGTGCAAAAATGATAAAGACACAACATCTTGCGATTATACCATAAATCTACGTCATTTCGGTATTTTAAGCAATAGATATATATTTTTTTACATTTACCCCTTGACAGTATCTGTCTCATGCTTTAAGTAAGGTCATGTGGTTGAGCGTTGCTCCCACGATTTTCCCAACCAACTACGGAGTTCGATCATGGAGTTTGATCTTCCCCCTGGTGCTTTTAACGGCGGTCATTGTGGCGTCCAAGCTGTTGCTGTTGTCGCTGATATGAGCCTGACAAAGTGCTTCCGCGTGTTCCAGGCAACATGCCCGCGCATCAAGCGTCAACGGCGCTGGTCTGGCGGTACGTTCCACCATGAACGTTTAGCTGTCCTGGACAAGCTTGGCATCAAGTACAACGAAGTTGATGGCTGTGTCGGTTTGACCTTGCAGCGTTTCGTCAAGGACGTTGCCAATCCTAATCATGTCTACATGGTTACTACTACTCGTCACGTTCAGCTGGTGCGCGGCGGTAAAGTTCTCGACCAGCGCGGCGTCAAAGACATTACCGAGTTCTGGGGTCGCCGCAAAAAGATCAGCTACGAGGTGCTGCGCATCGATGTTGCAGAGGTTATCGAGGCTTTCGACATCGCTGAGGCACAGACCTTCGGCCTTCCACTATTCGATCACAAAGGAGAAATCTAATGAGTGCTTATTTATGTAACGAAGAACACATCGGCGTTCTTGCCAATGCCATGTATCGCGCCAACGTTGGCTTGTACTGCAAGCCTAGCAGCCCGCAAAAAATGGCAGCGCTTCTAGCCAAAGCCAACTGGATCAGCATCGAAGCGCGTTACCCTGGCGATAACTTCATGCTTGGCGATCAGACCTTCGAGGAATACTGCGAGGCTTGTCAGAAAGAAGCTTGTCGGCCTGACCCTGATCTAAAGCCTGTAGACTTCATCAAGATTGCTCAGTGCTTTGCCTACCAGGCATGTGAGGCCAAAGAGTTTCGGGAGGCACAGTACGACAGCGACTACATCGGTGACTATCACATCAACCAGTTCATCATGGAAATGGTGCGGAAAATGCCTGGCTACGATGATGCGCCCTGGGGCTACCAGCGTAAGCCTGATGCGCCTGAGGTTTTGGATCTTAGCGCCATGATGATGCAATAACCTTGACAGATACTGTCTCAATGTTTATGTAAGTTACGGAGGTTATATGAAATACATACTCAAGAAAATCGCTATGTACGGTAACAACACTGTCGGCGTCTACAAAGATATGGAGGCGGCAGTAGCCGCCAAAGTAGATCTCCAGGCTATGACCTATGACGAATACTTTATCGAGATCATACCTGTACAAGATAACTACCGCATCACTGGATTGGGAGCTTAACACATGAAAGAACTTTACGAGATGATGGCAGCTGACAACATGCGCCCGACTGCCAAAGTTACAAAGCAGATCAATGGCCTGGTTGCCCGTTACAACAAAAAGAGCGTTGACCAGGCAATCAAGACCAGCCGTGAAAAGATCAGCGGCAAAGAAGCAAAAGCAATACATGCATTGTTGAAAGGCCGTAGCAATGGATAACTTTCAAGACTTCATCAAGATCCTAAAAAGCATTACCCTGGGCGACATAATCGGAGCGCTTTGCCTGGTCGCCATGCTTTACATGGGCTTGTTCCTTGCATTGATCTACCAGTAACAGCCCGCCACAGCCAATCTAAGAGCCGCCTAGTGCGGCTTTTTTTGTCTTGTACTCCATTGCCCGTGCGTGATGCTTTTGGCTTTCCCTGCGATCATCTATGCGCCAGGTCAATCTGACCAGGGCAGCTGCATATTCTGCCTTCACGCTATGCCTGGAACATCCCAGCATCTTTGCAAGCTTAGTCCACTTCGGCCCGCGCTGCCTTCCAACCTGGCTATGCGCTACAGCCCAGATCAGCTTTCGATCTTCTGCGTCCAGCTTCAAGCCAAGATCCAGGGCAAGATCTAATCGATCTACCTGTTCAGCAGTAGGCTGCACTCGAACCCGCTCAACATCAGACCAGCCATACGCAGACCAGGACTGCACATAATCAGGCCAGCTGCTCATTTTCTGCTTACGAAACGCACCAGGTAAAGCCCGTTCAGTCTCAGCTGCTTCAAAAAACAAAATGCTTAAATCATCTACCGTCATTTTCTTAGGATCGATCTGCATAGTATTCCTCGACCTGTTGGCAAAACTTAGCTTG